TTTCTCTAATACTTTTGTCAGCGACTTGGCTTTAAATAGGTGTGCTTCATCTCCCACTACAACATCAAACTTCTCAAACCAATCTTTTCTTAGCTTATACACTGACTGCCATGTTGTGATAGTGATATCAGCATCTACATTCTTATCAATGCCACCACGAATTTTATGTATTGATAGTTCGTTTCCGTTGTTATATTCAATGAAGTCTGATGCCATTTGCTCAACTAGCGAAGTTGTAGGCACAACGATCAACACTTTTCTGTTAGCAGATTCTACGTGAAAGCGAGTTAACAGGTATATAATGAATGACTTACCAGAAGCAGTGGGTGATAGCAGTAAGGCTCTTTCACTCCTTAATGCATGAACAACTGCTTCGTTCTGATAATCTCTCGGAACAAACGTAGAGTTAAACTCCTTTGCAAGTTGCATTCCAGCATCATCGTTGACAACATTATTAGGTACAAGACCCTTATCGATTGTAACATGATATTCTCTTGTGTTACAGAACTTGAGTATATACGGAATCAAACCAGCGTAGATCATACCAGTCATCGTGTTCAATAGACGAATTTTGCCGTCCCAAACTTTGTTGCGAACAGCAGGCATGAACTTAGCGCCAGGCACTTCGAATGTGAAGTACTCGCTCATTTCCATCTTGATCCCAGGGTCTGCGTTTACTCTCACGTAAACGTCATCGACTTTTTCTACACTCACGTTATCCATTAGGCACCTGTTCTAAAACGCTCCCAGTCTATGATTGATTTGATTTGAAATCCACGATTATTGATCTGTTTAATAATAGACTCGAGGTACTCTACTTTTTGCTCTTGCGCTCCTATCTTAAGAGATGCTTCAATGATATCATCATCTGCCTCTATGTAAGTCGGAATGTCTTGTCTGAGAATTTTTAGCGGTTGAGGTTCCCATCCATACTGCTTGAGTTCACTAATATCCAGATCACCTTTGTAGTACTCAGTCTTCAGCTTGTGTAATTTTTTGTAGTCAGCCTTCATCTTCTTCAAGAGATAGCCTTCTCCCATATAGAATTTAAAGTACTTATTGTGCAGTTTCGGTATCTCAGAGGATTCTCTGGATATGTTGATGGTGTCCACTGGTCCATCTTTTTCCCATTCTTTAATGATCTCATCTATCTTCATAATATCTCCATAATTAAGTACATGTATGACTATACAAGTCTACACTATATTCAGCAAAAAGTCAACACTAAACTGTGATCTTATATCCGCTGTATTTAAACGTCACATCGAATGTGGGTGGTACCACATCTGTATCACTAGTATTTAGCTGTATTGGTCCAATGCTAATCGGGAATACGTCTGTAAACGATATTTGTATATTAGCATTTTTATTACTGTCTAGTATAATCAACGATGCATCTGACATACTGCCTTTGCCATCTGAGGTGATATTAGTCGCACCGCCTACGACAGGAGAGTTGAGTCCTGCATACCCCTCAAATCCTTCAGCACGTGTGACTGCATGTAGCCAATCCCAACACTCTCTGAATGATGCGAGATTTTCATCAGCAACAAGAGTAACATTCAAATCGTCAAAGATAAGCTTATCGCCAGGTGTGTAGATGTTCTTAAACGGAGTAGACCTTTCTGCCGCACCAGAGTTGATACCAGGCACATTGATCTGTTGGACATAGAACTCTGTGTTAGGCAATCGATTGATCACTAACTTAAACTCTACTGGCGATAAGAAATTTGATGTTGACATGATATCCTCTATCAAAGTTATATAGTACTATTTATATAGAGTATGGTAGACGGTAGCGGACTTTAGTGGGTCGCCTCTATTAAGCATCACGCCCCATGATACTCTGCCATACTGTTATATTTATACAGACAAAAAAAAGAGGCTCCGAAGAGCCTCTTTAAAGTAAGTTGGGTTAACCCCAATCTTATTATTACAGCAAGTTGGTAACTGCGGTACGTCTGTAGTACACGTTGGTGTTGGCAGCAAGTGCGCCAGATCCAACAGTTGCACCTTGAGCAAATGGGTTTGAAACCATTCCGTAACGAGTCTTGAAGCCCAGCTTAGACTGGAAGCTGTTCTCGCCAACTGCTCTGACCATCTGTAATGGTACATATGGGCAGTAGAAAAGACCAGCATCAAATGCGCTAGAACCTTTATAACCGACAACCATGTAGTTTGCACCAGCATATGGGTCAATGTAAACTCTGAAGCGACCGTTCAGAACACCAGCAAACGTGTTGCCTGTGTCATCTGGATTCAGATTGTTAGAGTTAAGAGCAGGTGCGTAATCAAGTACACCGGCCATTTGAAGAGCAGAAGCTACATCTGAAGAACAGACGATGATGTTGCCTTTTCCTCTACGAGTATCTTTTGCAATTTGGTTGGCTTCTTTTTCAATTTGGAACATCAATCCCTTGAACTTCTCAACTGACCAACGGCCATTTGCGTCAACGTCTAGGTTGAAAGTACCGTTTGAAGCTACTCCACCTTGAGAACCAGCAACAGCGTTTGAGTACACTGTACGGATTACTTCACGGTTGATTTCAGCAAGCAACTCAGCAGACAACATGTTTGCTAACTCAGTCTCAGCATCCAAACCATGGATAGCTTTAAGGTCTTGAGCAAGCTCAGTTGTGTACTCAGCTTTCAAAGCACGTGACTTAGCAGTTACAGAAACTTTTTCAATGGAGAAAGACATCTGAGCAAATTCAGCTCCGGCTCCATCACCAAGTGCTTCTGCATCAGCAGTATCAAGGCCAGTACCAGTTGTTTCTGATCCTGCACCCAATGCGTTAGCATGAGTACCAGTACCAGAGTAATCGGTATCTGCTTCGCCGTAGAAGGCTTCTGGCTTACCAGATGTGTCTTCGTACTTAGAACGCATAGCGAAGATCAAGCCAGTTGGGCCAGTCATCGGCTGTACGCCTGCGATATCATATGCAACCAAGTTAGGCATTGCACGGCGTACTAGAGAGATCAGTACGGGATCGTATTTAGCCATATCAGCAGTTGAGTTAGCTGGTGCGGCTTCGTTTAGTAAAGAGCCAGTTGCGCCGAGACTTTCGCCTTCACGCATTGATTCTTCGGTGTTCTCCAAAAGAGTAGCTGTTACGGCCGCTCTGTGAGAATCTTGGATGCCGGGCAGAGCGCCATGCTCTAGAATCGGCTTCCACTTTTGCATTAGTTCTTCATTTCTCATTTGTGGTTCTCCTTTTTTGAGATTTTACTTAGTATTATTTATAAAAATTTATTTTGCGGCAAAGCGGCCAAGCGATTCCGCATAACGAGCAATAGCAGGATCAAGAGCTACTGCTTGCTCTGCTTCTTCCGCAGTCTCTTCATTTAGAAGATCGGTTTCGTCTTCCTTCACAACAGGAGCTTGTTCAGCAAAGTAAGAAGTTTTAATCGCTTCTACTTTTGTTGCAAACTCTTCTACTGATTCGTAAGACACGCCTTCTGAGAGAACACGCAATTTTTCGACTTGAGTGTCTGTTAAGTCCTCAGAAATAGTTTTGAATGCGATGTCAAGGTCAGCCTTTTCTTTCGCTTCACGAATTTCAATCATTTGCTCAACGACATCGTTGTACTTAGAATTAGACTCTTCAAGTCTAGCTTCTAGGTCGGCAACTACATCGACTTGCTCATCATCGATTTCCATGTTATGCTCAATAACAAGACCTTTGATACTTGTCAGTAGTGATTCAGCGACTTCAACTTTAATGTTGCTTTCGACTTCAACCTTGTTGTCTTCCATCCAGCTTTCTACAACGTAGTCTAGATATTGGTCAACTTTTTCTACTAACTCGTCTACAGTAGTATTAACTTGCTCCTGCAGATCACTTTCAAACTTTTCTTCAAGTGCGGCTTTTTCAGCGATCACTTTTTCTTGTACAGCGGCTTCAAAAATTGCCACTGTTTGTGTTTTAAAATCTTCAGACAGTTCGGTGCCTTCAAATAGACGCTCGACTGCTTCTTTCAGTCCTTCGTCATTTGAGCCCTGTGGTGTTTTTACATCATCTTCGATGTTATCTGCCTTAGGATCAGCTGCCTTTTTAACATCGCCTTTACGCTTTTTAACAGCGCCGCCAGCAGGTGTTACAGGATCAGCCGCAACAGAATCTTCACCAGTTGCTTTGGCTTCGTCCAAGTCTAGATTCTTCTCTAGTTCTTCACTCATTTGGTTTCTCCTTTAATAGTAGGTGTTTATCTATTATATTTATAAAAATCATGTTTTTGACAATGAACTTACAAATTTTTCAAAAAGAGCGGCGGCCCTAATCTCCAATTCCCTTGTAGATACTTTTGCCGTCTCCTTGATTTCCTCTTCAATTTGATCAAATGCATTTGCCATTGTCCAAGAAGAAGATGCTACATCGTAGACCCAATCGACTCCCTCCATAACGCCCTTAACGAATGCGTCTGGAGCAGAAGGATCTGCAACGATATCTCCAGCAGTAGCTAACATAAAGTCGCCCTGCACTTCCATAACTCCATCTTTGTTTTGCTTAATAGAACCCATGCCACGTGATGAGATACCTAGGTTTGCGCCTTCATCGATAAGACTTTTTACGATCTTACCCATTGGAGTATCCATAACTTTAGCACGTCCAACAATGTTAGATCCGTCCTGCTTAAGTTCTGTAAACATATGTGACACACGATCTAAATTGATTGTAGGTCCAGCTGGATGACCCAACTCGCCATATGCACGTTTTGCTTCAACGTAATTCTTGTTATACCTAGTCATCTCTTTAATAAGAGTAGATGCTGGATACATGCGTCCATTTCTATTTTTAATGTCACCTTGCATGATAACACCTTCAATGAAATAGTTCTTACCCGTTTTTTCACCCTCTTCGTTGAGGATATCTTCCGAGATATATTGTACGTCTTCAACAATTTCTTTGATTAATAGAGACATATTATTTCTTCCCTGCGGTCATTGCAAATTGAACGATCTGCATAAACTTTTTGCTGTCATCTAGCATACCTTCAACTTTCTTTTTATTAGAGCCATTCAATTGCTTGTGCATTGAAAGGATCATAGATGCGGTAGTAAGATCGACCTTTTGCTTCTTACCGTCTTTAAACTTTACGTGACCGATAGATTTAGTCTTAACAATTTTAGCTAAATCTTCAAGAACACCTTCAACAATGATCTCTTCTTCAGCTTCAATTTCTTCATAGACTTCTTTATCTTGACCTTCTTCACGATCAGCTTCACGCTTCTTTTTCTTCTTGCCTTTAATCTCACCTGAGAACTGGTCATCAGGTGCGACAGGATGATCACGCTTGTCAACGATATGTTTGTCTAAAAAATTCTGCTCATCTGGAGACTTTGGTTTATCCGTAGTCTCAGCAAGCATTTCCTTAAAGCTTTTCATTGTTGCCCCTTACTCTTGGTCTGTTACTGCTTCTACGTCTGGTTCTGAAACTGGCTCTTCAACTTCTACTGTTTCGCCTGCACCAAACATGTCAGCATATTTTGTTTCGATAGCAGATGTCATTTTGTCTGCCATAATGTCCTGGAACTGAGACTGAAATTGTGTTGCGTCTTTGTCCATCGCATGTTTAATTAATTCTTTCACGCTCATTACTATCTCCTCGTTTATATATCTTATTTATATTTTATTACAACTAGTCTATACGATCTTATGTTCTGTTCCAAAATCGATTCCTGAATCATCGTCATCTTCTGTCGATTCTTCCTCATCTTTAATGTCCTGAGTCATCTTTTCGATTTCATCTTCTGTCATATATAGTACGTTTTTACGTACCCAATCTGTCGAATAGTACTTGCCGGTATACTCATCAATATCTCTAAGTAAACCTAGTCGCTCTCTCAAAATCTCACTTGTTTTCAATTCTTCAAAGTGATTATCACTCATGAAGTCATAACGGAGATTAGATTGAATTGCAGCCCAATCTTCTGGAGCAATAACTCCTTTTAAAATCAACTGCTTTTCTAATATCTTATCAAACAAAGTAGCAAATCTTGCTCTCAGTCTGCTAATAAACTTACTAAATTTGATCTCATCTCTTGAAATCTCTGATGCTCTTCCTAAAGAAAATCCTGCATCAGATTCCATTCTCGAAATGGGAACATTTAATGCTTTTAATAGACGCTTCTGAAAGTACATAACGTCTTCTAATTCGCCTAAATTTTGTCCACCTGGTAGAGTAGTAATCTCTGTCCCTCTACCGCCTTCACGTCTAGGTAACCAAAAATCATCAGTCATAGACATATGCCTACGATCATCTTTAACGTCACCTGTAGCCATATCATAGACTAAACGATTTTTATGCTTAGTCATCATATCACGTAGATACTGTTCTGCTTTCATTTTAGGCAGATTACCAACATCAATATAAAAAATTCTTCTTTCAGGCGCACGTGAGATACGATAGATTACAACAGCATCTTCCATCATACGCAACTGATTTAAAGGCTTATATGCCTTATGTAAATGCGATAATACTAGCGTACTAGTTTCATTAAGTAATCCAGAGTTGGCATTTACAATAGAGTCTTTCGCAATTTTAAGACCTGCCATACCTCCTTGAGTACTACCATCTGCAAAACCTTGTGGTCTACTACCACTGATATTATTGAATCCTTTTTCACTGTAGATATAATATTCATTCTTAATCTTTTTTGCTACAGCTTGATTGTCTTTATCGCCAATCTTTTCGTTCTTATACTCACGTACTTTTCTAAGCTTGCGAGGATCAATATATCGTAATTCTTGTATGCCCTTCTTAGGCGCCTTAACGTCAATCATAACATGATAGTTGATTCTTCCGTCAACATACCACTTTTGAAACGTTTCGTATCCAGTATTAGAGAAGTCTAGTAGTTTAAGTACACCATCGAACTCTTCTCTAATTTTTTTCTTAATGTTATCAGGCTGATCTAAATCGTCTGTAACACACTCAACGACTTTCTGGTCGTTTGAGATTGAAATTGCTTCGTTTACTACATCGTCAACTGCCTGAGAAACCTCAGGTTGCTGTAACATAGTTCTATACTTCTGAACAAGTTCTGCTTCTGACTTTGCAGTACCGTCCATGTCCAAAAAAGTACTGATCCCAGTACCAGTTGCGGCGATGTTTACAGCGCCGTCGTCAGTTTGCGGAGTAACGAAAGATGGAATGTTGTCATTCTCATCCTTCTTCCGCTTTATTTCAAATCCAAATAAATCCATAGTTAATCCTCTAATAAAGAGGGAGAACCATTCTCCCCCCTAATTATCGCCCAATTAAGCGTTAGTGCCGCCGTTGCCAGTGATGCCACCGTCAACGTTCCACCAATCGTATTGGAATGTCACATCAAATCGTTCAATATCGTCCGTAGTGTTCCAATCCATAGCAATTGAAGCAACTGCTGTTGGGAACAGACCATTAAAGTTATACGTTCTCAATGGTACACCAGTTTTTGAGTACTGAGTAATCTGTGCTTGTGACTTATACTCTGAACTCGCCGCTGTTGCCAACTGTCGTGTATTACCTTCGTGTGCATTGATTGAAGCCATCCAGTTTTCCATCGCATTGCGAATTAGGAAGTCTTCATCATTCATGATAGTAACAGTCCACTCTGCGAATGTTCTGTCACCTGCGATTTTTACTTTACGACCGAAATACGGAATCTCGATTGTGCCCAGAGTACTCTCTGGAATTGCTGCCGCCTGTACCATGAAAGGTGTTTTAAGATCCGCTATTGCATTTACAGGATTTGTAATCTGTACTTGAAACAGCGATGCTTTAGCACCCCCGAAGGTCAGTTGGCTTTTAATTTCATTAATGTTGAAAGCCATTATTCATATCTCCTTTGATTAATATTTATTAAAACTGACCTACTACTTCAGAAAACTCTACACCCGATCTAACGGCTACAAAGTTAAGCTGGATGAAGTTGATAGAACGTGCAGGCTTGATGTAAATATCGCCAACAAACTGATTACTATCAATGACATTCGAGGTATTGTTAGTTTCGTCACAAACAACTCTGAAGTCATAGATACCACGTCTACCCTGAACGTCTCGTAAGAAAGGCTCAACTAGGTTCTTAAACTGGGCTCTCGTAAAGTCATCGTTGAATTCGAACAATGTAGACTTAGCGGCTACACCGATTGCCTTCTCAAGAACGATGAACAATCTACGTACATTGATTCTATCAAACGCTGAAGTTGTTGGAGCAAAAGTTTTGTCTCCGAACAGTACAGTGCCTTGTCCCGGCTGTGTAATAACTGGATTGATCTTTGCTCTATAAAGCACATCTCTCTCAGCTTTAGCTGGGTTCAATCGTAACTTAACAACGTTCTTAATATTTCCTCTACTGTAACCAGCAGGTGAGAACCAAGGATCTCTTACGTCATCTGTTCTTGCACAAAGACCTGCGATATCAGCATTCAACGGAATCCAACGATATACGTCTGAGTACTTGTCATACTGATATTTATATCCGCTGTCCACGACTGCAAATGTAGAAGCAGTAAGTTCACCAGCAAATGCTGTCATATCAGCAACGGTAGTGTCGCTTAGTTCAGGCGAAATAAATGCTACGCAATCTTTACGAACTTCACATACACTATTGATGATGTGATTCGCAAGAACTGATCCTCTTGCTTTACCTTGAATGATGAGTGATACATCTACATCAGCTGGATCTACGTATAGGCTATAGCCTTCAGTTAATTTGCCAATTGGAATCGAACTTTCGTCTGGACTATCAACTCCACCAGCAAGATTCGCTTGACCGTAAGTCAAAGATGCTTGAAGTCCTGCTTGACTCACAGTACATGCAATCCAATCTGAACGATTCTCGAAAACGTCTGGAGAGAAGTTAGTAGATCCGTCTGGGTTCAATGAACCAGATGTAGTGTCGATATCCTCAAATACCTCTAAGATTGTTCCTGCAGTGCCAGTAATTGCGCCATCTCTGTCACGCACAACAACGTGCATTCTACTTGCACTTGAAGGAGCAGAATCAAATAAATCCGCATCTCTCCACTGTGTGCTGAAAGTGGAATTGTACTGAGCACCATCTGCTGGACTAAACACTCTATCAAAGGTGACTTGTCTCGTATAAGGACCAGATCCGGTAGGTGAAGCAATTGCAGTAACAACTAGTTCGTCTCCAGTTGATAATACGATTCTATCTCCAACTGAGAGATACGTAAGAGCCGAAGTACTATTTGTGATTGTACCTACAGTTTTGTACGGATCAATTACTAGATTATCTGCTCTAGCAGTTACGCTCATGTTAGAACTTCCTACGCAATGAGATACTTGAATAGAGTTACCTAATGTACCTTTGTATTTTGCGTTGAAGTTTGTGCCGGTAGATGCTACGGCTGAGCCGACAACACGTGTTACGTACAATGCGTCACTGTACGATAAAAAGTTTGCGGCTGAAAAGAACGTCTCATAGTTTGACCACTGAGTAGTCGTTACTGTACGAGCAGTACCTTGCACGATAGTAGGAGCCGCATCATTTGCAGATCCAGTTCCGCTACCTGTGTAAGTAATACTGTATGTTCCAACTACTTGATTGCCAACTGAAGACCATGTTAGTGTAATCAAGTTGCTGACCACTGATACTGAGTAATCAGTTACACCATCTAAAGTTAGTTTAGCTTGAATTGCTGTTGCAACAGCAGATAGATCAGCATAATCGCCTGCGGCAGTAACGTAAGTTTCGCTACCAACTACAAGTGTCCACGTATCAGTAGCGGCTCCACCTGCTGTGGGCACTGCAACATCGTCAAACGTTACAGTCTCTGCGGTACCTGCAGAAGATTCAACTGATGTAGAACTACTTAATGGTTTACCAAAGCGATTAACTAAGTCTTGCTCTGATGTTACTAGGATTCTTTCTAGTTCTGGACCCCAACGAAAGACACCCGCAATTGCGCCTTCAGTTGTCGCTACAGCTGGGACGACATTCGTTAGGTCGATTTCGCTGATATTAACGCCTGGACTTGTTTGAAAAGCCATTTCTCATTTCTCCTTGTTTATTTTGTAAGTTATAAACTTCTTTATTTCTATATTTATAAAAACAGCAATTTAGTAGTTTAACCACTGGGCTGTTCCTAACTGTTCCTCTTCAAGGATATCCTCGTCATAAGTGTTAAAACCAATTGGTAGAAGGCTTTCCATAAGTTCTTCTTCGTTCCTTGATCTGAGTTTATCGATAGTATTTATGTCTGTGACTTCTTTGAAAAACGTTTGATCGGTCATCCATCCGAATAACACTAGACACATAACCAAATCATCGTGTGTTCCAGATTCCGCTTCATAAGAATTGCCACGTCTGGAGAATGTTGAAAGTTCATTTATTGTTTGGAAGTCGTTAATTATTAATTGATCTTGTTCAATCAACATTTTAAGCATATTACAGCCTATGGACTTCACATTTTTTGTAGTTCTGATTCCTTTATCAGCGTTTTTAGAAAACCCAGTAGACAATCTTTTACCCGCTCTTCCTGCCGACTCGGTAAACATTAGCGTTTCAACCTCAAACTCATAATGTAGTACTTCTGATACCTGTTCTCCTATGTCGTTTACTTCGATTAAAGTATACGCATCGTTGTATCTTTCTATACTTCTATATATGATTTCAGCGTAGTCAATAGGAGTGATAGTATTGTCTTTGTACACACATACTTGCTGGTATGGCATTTGGGTTACATCAATTATCTGAAATGCAGAATAATCTAAGCCTTTTCCTCTAGACACATCTACAACACACACGTAAACGTGGTTATGTTGTGGTTGTTGATAGACTTTCATCTTATCTGTCTGAGCAACAGGCTGTAGATCCACCATAGTCTTGAGTTTTGAGCCTTCTATCAATGTTCCTGAAGAACCTAAGAAAGCACACTCAAACTCTTGCGAAAATTTTTGTTGATCGAAATCCATAGCCGCAAGAGTTTCTTTCTTCCACTTATCGTTGCGACCAGGAACTTTGCCCCAGGGCACTTCAATATAGATGTATCCGTTTCTATTTTCTTGTGCGCCAACACATGTTTTATAGAAATGATTCAGTCCATTTGGTGTAGAAGTGAATAGAATCTTTGTTGTATCACCAGATGAGATCGTAGGAAAAACAGATGCAAAGAACTCATCCCAGTTCTCTACGAATGCAGTCTCATCGATATACAAAAAAGAAATAGATTTACCACGAATAGCACTTGATGATGTAGAACCAGCTATAATCTTACAGCCATTTTCGAATTCAACTGAACCCTTGTTCCACTCTATAACCCCTTGCTGTAGCCAGCTTGGAAGTGCCTCGTATGCAATTTTAATTCGATCTAAGATTTCACGTGCGGCATCACCCTTGTTTGCGAGTAACGCAACTGTTTTGAAATCATTAAATATTACGTAGTGCAGAATAACAGCAACGGCTGTAGTTGTCTTACCAGCCTGTCTTGATGTGTTCACTGTGACCCGTCTGTTCTCAGTGATAGCAGTACATATTTCTTTTTGGTAGTCGTACATCTTAATAGGTATTAGACCACGATCAACGTGTACGATTTGAATATATTTTTCAGAGAAGTATATAGGATCCTTAGCACACTTCAAAAACTCAGTGATCATTTCCTGAGTAAATTCAACATCCGTACCTTTGCGTTTTAGATTGATGTTACCATTATAACCTTTAGCCTGCATCTTTACTTCTCATATCTTTCAGTAGTTGCTGAAGTTCAGCGGTAGATCCAACAAACATATTATTATTTGTCACTGCTTTTTCTGATGGATTCTTTTCTTCTTCACTCTCTTGCTTTTTAGCAGACATAGAGACTAAATCTTTGTTAGCATCTACGAGCGTTTTCATGATGGTTGATACGACTTCATATGCACGAGGATGCTCTGATGCCTTCGCAACATCTAGCATTTGCTCAAGTGCTTCCGTGCCGGTTTCAATGATATTATAGAAGTTAGTTCTAGCATAATCATAGTCTCTGTCAACTTTATCATCGACAGGCTTGATCTCTGCTAGTTCAGTCTTCTTAGGAATTACCAATTCGCCTTCTCCCTCATTCAAATTTTGCAAAGGCTCTAGACCCAAGCTATTACTAATATCATCTTTAATCATGTCAAGCATCCAATATTTGTACGATCTCTGCCCAATTATCATCAATGTTAATATCTGAGTATGCGACAGAATCCGCAATTTTCGTAGTAGGTTGACCGCCACTGGTCAAACCAGGTTGTACGTTCACTTGCTCTTCGGCAACTGTAGCCGTAGTATTAGTATATATATTATTGTCAACAAACTTAATTATTCTCTTATTTGTAGTTGGTCCGAAGTAAAATGCCTTCATTTGAAAGTTCAATGTCCACATTAAAACTCTTCTAGTCTCAAAATCTCCTTCATATGAGTCTTCTGTAGTTACACTCTGTAACACTACAGGAATATCTACATAGAAATCCATGCTATCAATCATCTTAACACTGACAGTCACGTCTGGCTTGAAGAATGGCAAGATTTGCTCCAAAATCTTTGTACCGTCTTCGGTGTACTTTGTCATGATATTTAACTGAAAGTCGATGTCATAAGGAGCAGGACTATATAAATTTAGTACGTTATTGTCATCTGCGGCTATTGACTTTGTTTGTCTTATAAGTGATCCAACTTTACGTGTTGGATTATAATTCATGCCCATAATCTCGAATGACATACGAGGTAGAGTAATAGCAGGCTTATCTAAGTTTGGATCACCTTCTAGTCTCGCAAGTAACTTTTGTGCTGGTGCATAGTTGATCGGCACAGTCATTCGCTGTATCTCAGTACCTGCGTTATTACTGCGCCCTATCTGAATATCATTAAACAGTGTACCAAATACGGCAACATATCTTCGTGTCGATTCGTTGTAAAAGTGCTGACCAAACATTAGAAGTTGTCCTCCCCAAATGGGTTATTCTGACTGAAATCAACAATGTTATCAGCAAACGATTCTATAGTTGTATTATCTGCAATGTCATCGTATGTCTCTACGCTTTGCAGTTTAGATACTTCTACTGTAATTGTTTCGCCCATTCCTATAGTTGTAGGATTGATATAGTAAAAAGTACCAGTAGTTGATGGAATGTATGTTAGTAATCCGTCTACTCCTGGTGTACCAGTAACCGTTACTCCAGTCGTAATTTCTGAACCAGTGTTAGGTGACGTAGTTGTATATATTCGTAAAGGAAAGCCAGTGTTTGATGCGTGAGACTGATCAAAAATTATTTTCTCATCTACTCTTGCTTCAAGTTTAGGAGTACTTACAAGATCGCCTCTCGCCTCAGTGTCTATCATATGAAATACACTGTTTCTAACTTCTACTGTGAACGTTGTTCCTTCGCTATCGATAAACAAGTTTTCGTCTTTAAATTTGTCATCTAAATATGGCAATCCAGTGTCGAATCTCTCACCGCTATACTCATACAGTTCACATCTCAGATCATATGTTTGAAGTGATCCCATCTGATAGAAAATTGCTTCGTGTTCTACGTGTTGAATCACAAACATCTTTCTATTCAAAGGAAGATAAATGATATCTCCCTCACGTGGTCTATTAATCTCTGTGTGTATACCAACTTCTTGCTCATACGTAGTTTTTGCAATCGTAAGGGTGATTGAGTCTCTAATCTGTAATCCGAACTTAGATAAAAAGTCTCCTTCTCCTTCAAATCCGTCTACATTTTTTACGTACATCTCAGCTTCATACGCATCTTTGTAGATAGGCAGATCATCTTCGTTTAAGAGATCATCTTTTGCGCCCAAAGTTCTAGGCAAAAACATAGTGTCTATTCCGAATATTTTTATCGATTCCACGACCAAGTCATCGATGAGATGTTGCTCCATCGAATTCTCGTAGTTTTCGAAATAGTAATTTTTAGCCACAGTTTCTTATCCTATCATATCGATAACAGGAAGAGAGTATGAGGAGATCATTTCTTCTTCTAACCTCGTAATCTCATCACGTGCATCATTTAAAATTTGTTCTCCGTTGAACTGTATGTTGCCAGGTAACGTCATGCCGTTGAACTTCGTTAAGTTGCTACCCCATTGATACTTAATCTTTGCAGTTGCGTAATTTTGCAACCAACGATCTTTGAATACGTCTGCGTATGTGGTTGGATCTACAACCTTGTAACACTCTGCTACGATGTACTCTCCTACAACTAGTCTATTCCAGTCAGTGTCTATAAAGAGTCTATTAATATGTCTATTGTATCTAATTGGTTGCATTCCAACTAACAATTCTTCCATAAATTGCAAGTTTTGCATTGACATGTAGTAATTGGTTAAGTTATAATTAACCATATCATGTATGTTATTCAATACAAATTGATATTGAACATTAAACATGCCTGTACTAGCAGTAATATTTGATCCTACTGGAAATAGATTAATAACGCCGATGATGTTCTCAGGTACAGTAATGTACTGATTCGTTATATCATCTTGCGTGATTTGATGCTTGAAAAAAGTTCTTTCGCTTCCATCAAAGTGATAATCCCAGTAATATGACAATGCCTCGTCAATTCGATCCTGTGCTTGATCTTGATCGACATTAATTTCAATGACTGGTTTACCTAACTTTCGTAAGCACCATTATGTAAATTCTGTTCTTGTTGTAGGCTGTGCCATTTCTATTTCCCATAGTTAGATTTCTATAACTATTTATAATGCATTGTAAGCGTCAACCACTTCTGAAGGAGTAGCGTCTACAACTGCTTGTGCTTCTGCACGTTCAGCGTTATCTTTAGTGATCAAAGGATTCTCAATCGTAGTTGTTGTGGAAACTCCTTCTTCATCATAAGATACTGAAGTAACTGTAGGTGCTACCGCATCTATGGCACTCACTGAGACAACTGTAGCTGTGACATTTTCGAGTTCTCCGGTTTCTTCGTTTCTTTCGACTTCTCCGGTTGATACTGTTTCTGTTACTTCTGTTCTACCGACAGCAACTTCATACTGTGCCAATCTTTCTACCGCATTAGAATATTTTTGTAGTTGAAGATCAAATAGTGCTTGACTCTTCCTAGCTTCTAGTGTATCATTATCTATGACAGCTTTAGGATGAGCATCTTTGATTGCTTGAATATCTGCTTTCCATGCATCGATTCCTTCATGAAATATCTTATCGAACTGATCTCCGCTAGATGGATAAGCGTCTCTACGAATATCTTTATACGACTCAACTTCCTTGATATACTCTAACTCAGCAATCTTTTGAGCAATGTCCTCTTCTGATGGTTGATCATGTTCTTCTGAAAGCCAGACCAGTTTACCATTCTTGATGAGCCATTCAGCTTCAGGAACTAATTCTAATAATGCTTTTTCCATACTCATCGTCTTATCTCCATTGCAAGAATTAGCGAGTTTTGTCCTACAAGCATAGGCATTTCGACAACACTACTAGTGCTTTCTGATCTGAATCTTACTACGTACTTCAATCTCTCAATACTTCTTGGCTTATCAACTGCGCCTATAACAATAGGTGCTTCTAATCTGTTATTAGTGCCACTTGCGGCTTGGTTTGTTCTTAGTCCTCCCATGCCGTAAGTGCTGTTACCCAAGTTCACATCTACATTATCAGTCTCATTGAAATCTTTAGTTCTAAATATTGTATAAAATAAATCGTGTCCAACTGTATTGTTATTGTTTCCGCTGGTCGATACGTGAATGAATATTTCGCTACTTTCGTATTTAGGAGTGACGTACAATTCAATATCACTTTCTACAAAAGAGGTGCTGTTCGTTGTGCTTCTAGTGAAGAATGTAGCGTGTTGAACTTGAACAATACTGCCTGAAGGCATTTTATCTAAAGGCAAAGATGAATTTATTCCAAGTTCATTCAACTTTTCTCTAACATTTATTTCTGGTTGTTTTACATATACTGTCATGATTATTCCTCTATCACGTATTCGTTAGATGCCCAAATTCTTTTAGTTATACCATTTTCAGAATGATCAACCCTCGCCAAATCTTTGAATACGCTAACTCCTGATGATGTTCCAACGTGAAGCATATCTGTAGCAGAATCAAATGCACTGTCTATGATATTATGACTAGAGCCGTAAAGACATGCTTTTGAATTCTCGCTAAACAAGTGCTTTTCAGTTTCATACCAGCGTTTTACTTGCTCTGCTGTGGGTTCTGCGGCTGCAAATCTCACAAGAGCCATTTCTCCTGGATATGGATTTACTGGAGATACTAGTCCATTCTCAACACCAAAATAAGTAATAGCGTCATTGCTAGTATCATCAATGCTGGCTCCTCCTGGTATTGATGTATTGGCGCCCACAAAATTTCCATCTAAATATAATCTTACCCTAGAGCCTGCTCTTGTCCCTACTGCCATGTGCCACTTACCATCATCAACTGGAGCTCCTGATGTTGCTACAGTGTAGTTATTCGATGAAGTAGTTCTTACAAACCATTGCAGTTCTGAAGAACTGCCCAGAAGCCGCATCAAAAATCCTCCAGTGACCGCACTGCCGAATCTTCGCATAATTGTCTGTTCTAATGTCGTTGAAGTTGTTTTGAACCAGCAAGCAAACATCATTTCACCAGTGCCGAATTGCAAGGATGAGGTGTATGGTTGATATAAAAAGTTTGATGTGCTGAATGGTCCATAAGACGCCAGTTCTGCTCCAGAAGAAACTTGCTTTTTCTTTATTCTTCCTACTGGAATCAACTGAGTGTTTTTACCACCACCTTCGTATGCTCCATAATAACTTCTATTAGCATCAGCTTTTCTAACAATAACGTTATCTATTGTTCCTACGGCGTGTTGGTTGGCAACAAATCTAATTTGATTTGAGAGTGAAATGCCTGCTTGCCAAGCAACTGTATGTGTACCAGCTCCATATGTATTGTTTGTTCCCCAAATTTTATCACCGGCAATATCAATATCCATATCACCCACTGAGAAATTTTGAGTCCAAGTCATCGTATAAGCTTCTCCTGGCACTAGGGGAATATTGGTTTGAGTTAAAAATGAATCGGATGTTCTACCATTATCAGCAATGTTTGCAACACCGCCACTTATCGTCCAGTCCGTACCCTTAGTCCACTCTGAGTCTGTAGAAAATGTACCGTTACGAACTAAGTTGTCTCCTAATGTTTCATAATCATTAGATGACATTGCGGCTAATCTTGTATTACCTATAAGCCAACCCGTATTATATCTGTTCGTGATGTAGTTATATTGTGATCTGGGAGTGCTAGAAACTTTATCAACATCTTCGACTATATTAGTCAATCCATCTACGGAACCAGCGGCAAATGCTTTTCCTCTTTTTGGAGTAAGAGTCCTAACTAAATTAGCACCTCTTCCCATAGCAAGAAGATTGTCAAAAGCTGTGCTTGTAGTCATTGCCGCACGATACATACTTCTGATATCTTGACCTGTGCCCACTTTTTGGTCAATTGTAATTGTCGTGTCTGCTGTTGGAATACCGTCCATAGTATGAACATAGTCAAGAGAACCACCGGCATCGCCCATTGTGAACAATAAATCATTATTTTCTAAAAACTTTACTTCACGTGCATACGTGTAAGAAGAGTGCGAAGATTTTACGTCTACGATAGTTCCATCATCTCGCATGATTGATATACCGCCATCATGAGCCGATGCAATTGTAGGAACTGGCATATTAGTTTCCACGTCAACAGGAGCGGATGGCAACACGGTCATACAAACATCGTTTACTTGACCTGTTTCAAGTGTTGCTGTACCAATCTTCTCGTATGCAGTTTTTTCTTCTCTTTTTGAAATTGGTACAAGTCTTCTAAACTGTCCTTCATCGGTTGTCATGAAAGAAGCGTCTTTGACAAAATCTATGGTAGTGACGCCCTTCACGATATTCGCAATTTCACCAGCACTTCTATATGTTCCTATAGACATGATACCGTTCAACATCCAAACACTACTGATCTCGTATGGACCAATCATTTTATAATTGAATGTGACAGTCTGATCACTACCTCCGCTTTGGCCCCATCTATTGCTCGTCATCCATAAGGGAAGATTCGGATCATCTCCATCGTAAATTTTCATCGAAAAGCTGCCATCAATGACTATAATTGCGATAGACGGAAACTCTCTCCTAGAACCTCTAATCTCAGTGTTGAGTTCTTCGTTATACCATGAAGTGTTTTTCGTTCTTTTTCTCCAAGCACCGCCATCACTATCTTTTGTAGTGTCATATAAAAATATATCATAAGCAGTCTCGTTTATAATAGAGTTGATTGCGTTTAGGTTAGATCCTTTAGATAGTAAAAACTCTTTCGTGTCTACGAAGGCCGCACTGCCTAAATCAGCATTAGCTGGGACTTGATTTGGATGAGTTCCTATTAGTTTATTAGGCATTAGCTATTCTCCGATAACGCTATGAGTTCATTTGCCGATAAAGTTTCAGGATAGTAGCTGAACTTACGTAGCGTATAATTTCCGTCATATCCAGCAGCCACCGGATATCCAAATACTAGATAATTTGGCTTAGTAGTACTTCCTCTATTGATGGATATGAATGATTTATTTGTTAGTGCTCCATCCATATATTTAGCTGTTATAGTGCTAGTATCATATGACATAGATAGTTTTATATTTTTGCCTGAGTTGTTATCTGCGTTTTGCTGATTAGCATCGCTTCTAATCCAAAGTCTTCCATTGCTACTACTTGTGTGAAATTGAAACTTGGCATTGGTTGTAGTTACTTGATCTGAATCTGCTATTGCAAAAATTGATGTGAGTGAGCCGTCATCTCCAACGTCCACTAATGTATCAACATCAAAGTGAATTGTACCTTTTTCATCATCATACCAACTATCGATGCCTTCCATTTGGCAAACGTCTTTCTCTCTATTCATGGCATTAGCTGTAACGTACACATCGGCTGCTCTTGTCGCTGAATTGCTATAAGTTCTAATGTAAGATGTGGAGAAACTGCTATCTTCTAATTGGGCTCCATATATGTATATACCATCTGTGCCATTACCTGTATAAGCAGGAGTGTGTCCTGATGCTGATCCATCACCAATTGCAATTCTAACATAGTTACCGCCCGCATTCACCGACTTTGCAACAAGAGTACATCTATACCAGCCATTTCCAACGTCTTCCATATACGCCCTAGAGTCTACAAAGTTTGTAACATTATCACCAACTTCAGTTACCGTTCCATCATTCACATTGAATCTAGCAAAGGCTCTACTTGCTCCAATGTTCAATGCAACTTCTGGTCTTCCTGCCGGCTTCGCAAAAATTGAATACGCATATGTTGTTCCCGCAACTTCAGTAAAAGTTTCACGCAGATAATGTCCGGCGCCTGCCGCAGTACTTTCAACTAATTTTGTTGCATTATATAATCCTTCTGGTGAAGTCGTTCCCATTGTTTTTTGTGCGAAAGCGTTAGCCTGGTTATCCTCCCACCATCCGC